CCGAGTGCGTGGGCGAGTGGTTATACTGTATTACAAGTTCTCAATCTATCATTATTTGGCACATCAGGTTTGGATTTAAACTTAGCATCAAATACTTACTATGATGGAACAAGTTATAAGTACATAGGAAGTGGTTATGCAACAATGTATAACCAATTTCAAGGTAAACATTATTGGTCAACGGCAGGTACATCAACCGCAGGTAACGCTATAACCTTCACCCAAGCGATGACGCTGAATGCATCGGGTAACTTATCAATAGGAAACACTAATAATACATATAAACTTGATGTAACAGGTACAGCAAGATTTACGGGTCAAGTAGATTCAGAAACAAAATTTTATGTTGTTGCTACTCCTCCTGCAACAAATGGAGGATTAATAAACGTTAGAGATACAGTTACTGCTACAAACGTAACATCATTTGCAGGTGTATTTTTTAATAGTGCGCCGGGTAGTGATTATTCTATTGGTAAATTAACAGAAAACAATGCAGGGTTTTTACAAATTAGAAACGCAAATACAAGTAGTGAATTATTACGAATATCATCCACAGGAGCAGCAACATTTAGTTCATCGGTTACGGCAACAGGTTTATTTATTGGAACATCAAATGGTCCAGTAGGAGATATAAATTCTACCAATGCAAATGGAGGATACTTAACTTGGAGTACAAGCGGAACTGTTATTGCTGACTTAGGTACTGCTCAACAAATATTTGGTAGTGGTGGTAATGACACTTTTGGAATCAATGGTAGAGGTGCAAGAGCATTAACATTCGGCACTAACAATGCCGAACGCCTCCGCATCACAAGTGGGGGGCAAGTATTAATTGGAAGCACTACTTCACTTTATACTGATACAAATAGAGGTGTTTTAGAAGTTAATGGTTCATCATCTGCAATAGTTGGATTGACTATTGGAGGAACTAATGGCGGGTATTTGCTACATAGTGGAACTAATTTGAGTGTATGGAATGCAAAGAATGGTGCGCAGTTATTTGCCACTAACAACACCGAACGTATGCGCATCACAAGTGGGGGGAATGTATCAATAGGAAACACTAATGATACTTATAAGTTGGATGTTAATGGAGGAAATTCCCTACATATACTAAATCTTGAATCAACTTGGAATAGTTCTCTCACTACTGGATACGGCATAAACTTGAACATAACCGATACGGCAAGTGCAGCAGGGTCTTATCTTTTAAGGCTTGCGGTTGGAGGTAATCAGTATTTTTCAGTAGATAAAAGCGGAAAGGTCTACATGGTATTACCAACATCATCAACTGGTCTTGGTTCTGGACAGCTTTGGAATGACAATGGAACTGTTAAAATAGTTTAAAACAAAATAAAAATAAAATATGACAACGTACAAATGGATTATTTCACAAATGAATGAATACCCCACAACTGCTGACAACCTTACCGATGTGGTGTTCACCGTACATTGGAGGCGACAAGCAGAGCAGATTGATGGTAGCAAGACTTGGTTTGCAGAAACGTATGGCGCACAAAGCATCCCTGCCCCATCACCCGACAAATTCACCCCCTACGCTGACCTCACACAAGCAATCGTAGAGGGATGGTTAGAGAGTGCAATGGATGTGGTGGTAATTGATGCATCACTTGATGCCCAAATAGAGAACCAAAAGAACCCAAAAGAAGTATCGCTTCCTTTGCCTTGGGTAGCAAATAATATATAACTTTGTAAAAATTAAATATTATGACACTTATTGAACTGAAAGCACAAGCCTACGACATCCTTGCTCAGATTGAGTACTTGCAAAAGCAACTCCAAGAAACTAACGCTAAGATTGGCGATGAACTCCAAAAAGAGAAAAACGAGAATGGATAGCAAAAGTATTGGAATGTGTGTGGCGACTATACTGATTAAACTTTGGGCAGATCTTGCCCTTAGTCAAGTCGGTGTAGTCGTTGCCATTTTAGCGGGAATCTCAACGATTATCTACAATGTGTATCGGATGTATAAAGAATTAAAGTCGTGAGGCAGTTCTTCACCGAGGAAAGCAATCGTTTAAGTATGAAACGACTTTGTGCCATCATTGGCACTTTGTCCTTATGTGCAACAATGATTGCAAAGCCTAACGATGCATCTATCTTTGCGGTTACGTTTATTGTTGGTTCTGCACTTGGGTTCTCATCTGCTGAGAAAATATTTAAAAAATGAAGTACATATTTTTACTCATTCTATTGATTGGATGCAATCCAGTTAAGCAAGTGTTGAGAGATAAAGACAAGTTAGAGCAAGTCGCAAAGGTTATAGTTGCAGGGGGATGGTGTGCTAACGATACTACCTTTATTACCAAGTCAGATACCCTGGTTGAGTTTGACACTTTAATCAACGTAAAATTGGAAGTTGATACACAAAAAGTAAACGAATTTGTTTACATCACAAATTGGAAAACAAGGGATATAATCAAGTCGGTAACGATTCACGATACATTGAAGTCATATATAGTAGACAATGCTCGTGTGAGGTTATTACAGACCGATTCAGCACGTTTAAGTAATGAGGTGATACGTTGGGAAGGAAAGGCAAAGAAAAGGCAGTTATGGATATTCTTATTAATTGGTGTAATTGGTGCATACTTTTATATCAAATCTAAAATATGAAACTAAACAAGGAAGCATCTGACTTGATTAAATCATTTGAAGGATGCAAGTTGAAGGCTTACCAATGCTCCGCTAAAAAGTGGACTATTGGTTACGGAAATACCTTCTTTGAGGATGGTACACCAGTTGTTGCAGGAAATGCAATAAGTCAGCAAAAGGCAGAAGATATGTTTGAATTGATTGCGAGTGAGTTTGCTGCAAAGGTGGCAAAATTAGTAACGTCTAACGTAACTGATAATCAATTCGGGGCATTGGTTTCATTTGCATATAATTGCGGAGTAGTCAACTTGCAGAAGTCAACACTACTTAAAAAGGTTAATGCCAATCATAATGATATAAGCATAAGGGCAGAGTTTGCAAAGTGGAACAAGGCAGGTGGCAAGGTTCTTGCAGGTCTTACTCGTAGAAGGGAAGCAGAATCAAACTTATATTACAAATGAACAAATCAAATCTTTGTACCGAGTATCGTGAAAAGTATGGATGGGATATGCCCACCTTGAAACTCGCAAGGATTGTCTACAAAGAGAATCCTTTACTATTTCGTGATGTAGAAGCAGCAAGATTAGTGTTGAGGGGCATTGAAGGCAAGGCACTTAATCGGGTAAAGGTTAGAAAAGTTGTACCAGAAAGACCAAAGAATCCTTACAACTTACCGCAATCAGATGAGGCAATTTACGAACCTTACGAGTTAAAAGCAAAGCGATTGTTGGTACTTTCCGACATCCACATCCCATATCATTCTATTGATGCAATTACCTGTGCATTTGACTATGCTAAGAATGAAAAACCCGATGCCATTCTTTTGAATGGTGATACACTTGATTTCTTTGGATTAAGTAGGTTTTCTAAAGACCCAAAGGCGAGGTCATTTGCACATGAACTAAACACCTTTAAGGAGTTTATGGATGTCATTAAAAAGACATTCAATGCCAAGATATACTTCAAGATTGGCAACCATGAAGAAAGATACTTTCATTTTCTTTGGATGAAGGCACACGAGATTGTCGGGGTTGAGGAGTTTGAACTTGAGAACATTATTAAGTCAAGGGCAGAAGGTATTGAGATAATCAAGGATAAAAGAATAATGAAAGCAGGTGATCTTAATATCATTCATGGGCATGAGTTCGGTGGATCAGTTTTCTCTCCAGTAAACATTGCAAGGGGATTGTTTCTTAAAGGTAAGGTGTCTGCTATGCAAGGACATAACCATCAGACTTCAGAACATACCGAGTCAAATATGAATGGTCAGATTACTACTACCTGGTCACTCGGTTGCCTTTCAGAATTGCATCCGGCATATCTGCCCATTAATAAATGGAATTGGGGTATGGCATTAATTGATATTGATGGACAAGAATTTGAAGTAAGAAATAAACGTATTCATAACGGCAAAGTTTTGTAATATGGAACAAGACCTCGTTTTAGGAGAACCAGAAGCGGAGGAGGTTGAGGAGTTTATAGAAGAAATATCATACAACGAATATATATCAGCATCAGTAGAGGTACTTACGATGCTTGAAAGTGCAAACCCAATGACAAAAAGTGAAGTAAAAAGGGTAGAAAATTTAAGAAAGATGTGCTTTGAAATGCTTGAATTTTCAGTAAAATCTATGCACGAAACATTGTTTAGCAGTTAGTTTGCAGTTGTTTTATATATTATAAAAACAAATATATATAAAGTTTGTATTTTGTTTACAAAACTATTATATCTTTGCTTTATAAAACAAAAACAAATCACATGAAAGAAATTAGAGAACTTAGAAAAAAGAAAGGCATTAGCCAAGAGAAGCTTGCATCAATTAGCGGTGTCACAACAGTTACAGTTAATAGAGCAGAGAATAGCGGCAAGGTGCGACAGTCAACTTATCTAAAATTAATTAACACATTAAACACTCTCCAAGATGTTGTATCTATGCCTGTTAATAATAATTTGTAGTATAGTTGCATTAATAAGAATTAATTATGAAAAGAGTAATGTACAAAAAGTGGTACAACGCAGAAGTTTATATCAAATCCCGTCAGCCTTCTGGGATGAGTACAACTCCATCACACTTGACATCTACTATATGTCAAAAGGAAGTGCCGAAAACATTCGTTACAAAATTGAGGATTTTGAGTACAAGTATAGCCAAATCGTTGACCAATTGGTTTACAACGATAAAATGGCAGAGATACTTAGGTGTTACCAAATAAAGCAAGAATTTTTAAACAATAAAACAAACAAAAATGGGACTAACTAACAGTCAAGGCGGTTCAAAAGTGTTTTTAAGCATTAGCAACGGAAAACTCGTGAGGAGTTTTAAAGAAAAGACAGAGGGTGCGGTATCTCGCATCAACAAAGCAGGCAGAGAGGTATTTGAGATGTTCTATGACTCTCTTGAGGGAACAATCAAAGAAGTAGGCACAAAGGAGTCAGATTATGGCAAGTTCTTAGTAGTGCAAGTTGAGTCAAATGCTGTAAACTATCAGCTTGAAATGAACTTCTCATCTGGTTATAGTGCATCTTTCCTAAAGACTCTGCCAAATGTAAAGCTTTCTGACAGGGTACAAATTACCCCAAAGCTTACCATTGAAGGTGACAAGAAAAAAAGTGTATGCTTCCTAAACCAAAATGGTAGTGGCTTAAAGTGGGCATTTACAAAAGACAACCCAAATGGAATGCCTGACCTGGTTAAGATTAAAGTAAAAGGTAAAGACACTTGGGATGACTCCGATAGGATGGAGTTTCTTGAGAACAATGCCAAAAGCCTATTTGGTGCGAAGGTTGTAGAATCTGACGAAGTACCCTTTTAAACAAAAATGGTGTGGGTGTATTGCCCACACCAAACTTTAAAAAAACAACTAATGCAGAATTTCAACATTGACATCAACAAAGGCCGGATTGAGTTTGTTGACAATCGGTTCTACGCTACTGAGAATGGCAATTATGTCCCATCAGTCACCACAATTTTAGAGGCCTATCCAAAGGATGCAGCGTTTTTTAAATGGTTAAAAGATGTCGGACAAGAGGCTGACACCATTCGTGATGAGGCAGGGCGCAGAGGCTCGCTTGTGCATGAGCTGACTGAGCAGTACGATCAGCACCAAGAGGTGACATTTGTCAACCAATACGGAAAGCCTAAGTACAAAATGCTTGAGTGGGCAATGCTTGAGAGGTATGTTGACTTTTCATTGACTCAGCAACCTAAGATGCGGATGATGGAGATGCACTTCTCATCTGATGTGCTTGGGTTTGCCGGCACAGTTGACAGAGTGCTTGAGATAAATGGCAAAGAGTACCTTGTTGACATTAAGACCTCTAATAATATGCACAACTCTTATTGGTTGCAATTGGCAGCCTATAATCAACTGCTAAAGGAATATGATTACAATGTTGAAGGAGTGGCTATATTGTGGCTAAATGCCAAGACAAGGACTGCCGGAAAAGGTGGTGCAATACAAGGCATTGGTTGGCAGTTGCTGACCAGAACACTTGAAGAAAGCGAGCAAGATTGGCAGACATTCCAAACAACATTCTCACTCTGGAAGTCAATCAATGAGGACATAAAACCAAAGCGCACATCATATCAAATAACACATCAGAAGAATGAAGGATAAAATTGTTGAGGAGGTCATCACAAAGTTCAATGAAAGGTCGCAACGTGGAATCACTAAATACGGGTCAACCTTAGAAAGAAATGACCTTGATGTTGTTGAGTGGATGAACCACTTGCAAGAAGAACTTATGGATGCCATACTTTATTTAGAACGTATGAAAAAAGACATCAATGGGTAGTTCAGTTGTATCATGTATCCACCACCTAAAGCTTGCTGATGAATATGCAAAGGACTTTGTAAGGCAGAACCCTGGCACAAGAGGTGCGACAATATTTGCCAATTATTCGTTAAAGCTAAATTGGATACTTAGAGATGTTGTAACTTACCCTCACTTCGGAGATGATATACGGGAAGGGATGAGAAAGGAGATTGCATCAGATGCATTTTCCTATGATTCGCTGACTGAAAAGATGGCACTACTTAACCCAAACCAACGTGAGGAACTTGATGAATTGTTAAGCGATATATTAAGAGGCAAAACAATTGAAATAATAATAAAATGACTCCTTACGAACTCTGGCAACTTGAAACTTATGGCAACTATTACCAAGAAGATGAAACGCAGCATGATGTTGAACCGGTTTTGGATTAAATGCCGACTCTGTAAATCTTTATACACTATCACTTTAAAAAAACAATCACTATGTCCGAAATGCAATTGCCTAAATGGGGTGACCTTAACATCAACGAAAGACACAAACTCCTTGGAGAGTTAATTGATGCCATGATCTATCATGGAGAAGCCGTTCAACACCTACAATTAACAGTAGAAAAGTTTAAAATGTTGGGTTACGTTAAGTCTATTATTTTACCAGAAAACAATGAACTATGAACGTACAAGAAAAAGCATCTTGGTTAGTTTTAAGGTATATGTCTAAGGTTGTTAGTATTAACCTTGCTAAAGAATGTGCAAAAATAGCAGTTGATGAGATTATGACTGTCATTGATTGGGATGTAGAATATTGGCAAGAGGTCAAACAAGAGATAGAAAAGCTATGATACTTAGAGATTACCAAGAGGAGATAAGTGATAAGGCGGTTAGTCTATTAAATAAGTATAGAATTGCATACCTCGCAATGCAAGTAAGAACCGGCAAGACTCTTACTGCTATGGCAACGGCCCACAAGTTTGGTGCTAAGTCAGTCCTATTCGTTACCAAAAAGAAAGCCATTGGTGATATTGTCAACCAGTTTAGTGGGGGTGAATTTAAGATGGGCATATATGTCACCAATTACGAGCAACTTGGCAATGTGCATGAGTCATTTGATCTTATCATAATTGACGAGGCGCACAGCTTGGCAGCGTATCCAATACCATCAGCAAGGTCAAAAGACTTAAAACGCATTTGCTTTGGTAAACCTATCATCTACCTTAGTGGTACGCCAAACCCAGAGTCATTCTCTCAGCTTTACCATCAGTTTTGGGTGAGCAGCAACTCACCATTTGACCACTACCCTAACTTTTACAAATGGGCCACGCAGTTTGTTAGAATAAAGAAGATGAAGATAAATGGTCAGTCCTTTAATAACTACGATTCCGCTGACAAAAAAATGGTTATGGAGTTGTGTGGGCATTTGTTTCTTTATTATACTCAAAAGGAGGCAGGCTTTGAGTCAATGGTCAACGAACACATCCATCACGTTGAGATGCTTGAGTCAACCTATACCCTTGCAAATAGGCTTAGGATTGACAAGATTGTTAGGAACAAAGATGGCCAAGTTATACTTGGGGATACTGCTGTTAAGTTGTTGCAGAAGCTACACCAAATATATAGTGGAACGGTGATTGTTGATGAACCGGAAAGGATGGCAAAGGTGGTGGATTATAGCAAGGTTGAATACATTAAAGAAAAGTTTAATGGGTTAAAGATTGCCATATATTATAAGTTTATAGCAGAGGAGATGGCAATAAGATACATTTTTAAGTCTAATAGAATTACTACTGAAGCTACTGTGTTTAATGAGTCAACCAATTTAATATTTATATCACAGATACAATCTGGTAGGGAAGGAGTCAACATCTCATCAGCAGATGCGCTAATATTCGTAAATATCGACTTTTCAGCCGTATCGTATTGGCAAGCAAGGGCAAGGATACAGACCAAGGATCGGGTTAAAGAGGCTAACATACATTGGATATTTAGCAAGGGAGGCATTGAGGATAAGATATATGAGGCTGTAATGAACAAGAAAGACTACACTACTTATCACTTTAAAAAAGATTTTAATATATGAAAACATTTTCTTACATCCTAATGGTAATTTATTTTTTCATTGTATCTATTCCCGTATTTATCATTATTTTTATCGTCTCTCATATATTTTATACTATTAAAAACCTAATGAGTCATAAATCACACTTTTAAGTACTTATTTGTGTATTTTATCACACTTTTAGCAGTTTAATAAAATGTAAAATACGCCTTAAAAACAAAAACAACTAAACTATGTATCAAAAAAAGACTAACTCAATAAAAGAGTACATTACTGGCAACCAATTAAGGAAAAATGTAAGATGGTTACTAAAACAAAACAAATGGTTGTTCGAAATTCAAACAAAAATATGGGCATCAGAAGAAATGTTTGACTTGTATTACCCAATCTATGAGTACGTTAAGTTTAATGATAAAGGAAGCAATCCAGATAAAACTAAGGTAAAATGAAAGAATCAGCACTCCAGACAAAAATAGTTAAGCGACTTAAAGAGCATGGGTGGTTTGTGACAAAGCTTATATCTACCTCAACACCTGGCATCTGCGACCTTATGGCGATTCGTAGGGGTACAGTCATAATGCTTGAGGTTAAGACTGACACCGGAGTTGTGTCTGAACTGCAACAATACATGATTGACAAGATTAACGCAATGGGCATATTTGCTCGCGTTGTTAGGGATGTCGCTGATGTAGATGTGTTTTGCTATAAACTACAATAAATTATGAATTACTTACAACTTGGCATCAATACTATTGCTGTAAATGAAAATAAGCAGGCTATTTTTCCTTGGAAGGTCTACCAGGAAGAAATGATAAAGGAGGAGGAATTAAGCCGTCAAATGGCTGATAATAGGGCAAAAGGTGTGGCTATTATTTGTGGGGCTGTGAGTGGAAATCTTGAGGTAATTGACATTGATACAAAGTATGAGACCTACAACCTCTGGAATGCCATTAAAGGTGCGATTCCGCAAGAACTTTATTGTAAATTACACATTGTAAAAACAAGAAGCAATGGCAAACACCTCATCTATCAATGCGAGGCGATTGAAAAGAATCAAAAGCTTGCACAGCGACTACCGACATTGGAAGAAAGTAAGAATAACCCTTCCATCAAATCTTATTGCATTATTGAGACAAGGGGAGAAGGTGGATATGTTGTTGCACCGCCTACATCGGGCTACCTCGTTGAGCAAGAAGGGATAAATGTAATATCGTTAGATGAACGTGAGGTATTGTTTGAGATTATGCGGTCATTTAACGAAATCTTTGAAGAAGCAATAATTGAGGCACATCAAAGGCCGTCAACCAAAGATTATGGGGTTAGTCCGTTTGATGATTATAATAGGAGAGGAGATGTGGTAGAGTTGATGGGTAGGAACGGTTGGAGGGTGGTAAAGGAGAATAGTGATAGGATTTACTTTCTTAGACCTGGCTCAGAGGCAGAGCATAGTGGATCATGGAATAAAGGATTGGGACTATTTAGCGTGTTTAGCGTGAACACACCCTTTACTGTGCAGAAAGGTTATAAACTTGCTGCTGTTTTTGCGATTTTAGAATGCGATGGTGACTTTAAGTTGGCAGCTCGTAAGTTGCTTGATCAAGGCTACGGTGAAAAAAAAACATCCTTCGGTGACAGAGTCGAAAGAGAGTTGTTCGGCAAGAAGAATGATGGAGCAAGTAAGGATGATTTAGTTACGATATTGGTAAAAAAGCATAATAAATCGCTTGATGATGCCAAAGTAATGATTGATGAGCTTGATGCTCGGTGGGGAGATGAGATTTGCACGTTCTGGGATGTTGATGACAAAGGAAAGGCATCAGTCAACAGATATAAATTGCAAGTATTTCTTACCACAATTGGTGGCTTTAGGCTATACTTTTACGATGAGGGGTCAACCATTTACAGGCTTGTTAGGGTAAAAGATGGATTTGTTGAGGAGGCGAGTACGGAGCAGATAAAAAGATTTATCAAGGATTATGTGGATAAGTTGCCCGACTCATTTGATGGTGGGGTAACACCTCAAGACTTACTTGAGTTAATATATAAGGGTGCAACTGTGCTTTTCTCAGATGCGTATTTTGAGTTTTTTGAGAGGGCAGAGTTATCGTTTCTGAAGGATACCAAGAATGAGGGTTTTTTTCCGTTTAAGAATGGGGTTGTAGTCGTTGGTAAAGACCGGATTGAACTAAAAAGCTATGGCGAACTCGGCAAAGTTGTCTGGAAGTCGCAAGTAATTGACCATTTTATTGTTATAGATACCGAAATAGAGTTACAAAATATAGAATATTTTAGGTTTATTGAACGCATCTCTGACAACAATCAAGACAGGTACATCTATGCTTTGGGTTTAATAGGCTATCTTTTGCACAACTACAAAGACCCATCTCGCCCATTTTCAGTAATTCTTGCAGAGGAGACAGAGAAAGAAGCCAATGGAGGAGGTACCGGAAAGGGAATATTTGTCAAGGCATTGGGTTACCTTTTAAATATTGTTCGCGTAGATGGTAAGAACTTTAAGTTTGACAAGTCATTTGCTTTTCAGAGGGTTGACCTCGATACAAGGATTTTGGCGATTGAGGATACCCGTAGGAATGTAGATTTTGAGGGTTTTTATAGCATCATAACTGAAGGTATTACAGTAGAAAAGAAGAACAAAGATGAGTTGTTTATCCCTTACTCTGACTCACCAAAGGTGATTTTTACCACTAACTATACGATAACTAACTCTGGTAATCATGCCAAGCGGAGGCAAAAGGTGTTGGAATTTAGTGGATATTTTGGGTCAACCAGGACACCGGAGGATGAGTTTGGTCACAAGCTTTTTGAAGATTGGGATAAGGATGAATGGAATAGATTCTACAATTTAATGTTTGATTCAGTAAAGGGATACCTTGACTTTGGTGTGTTAGAAGTAAAGTCAAGTCAGAAAATAAAAAGGAAACAAATCAGAGTGCAGTTCGGAGAGGAGTTTTTGGATTACTTTTTAAGTGTTATAGAGGAGCAATGTGGATGGATAAAGTTAGAACAATTATATAATGATTTTATGACAATGAGTGGTTTTGATAAAAAAGATTATAGTGTCAAAAGGTTCACCAAAGGGGTGGAGGAGGCGTGCGGAATTTTAAATATTGTGTTCCAACAAAAAAGGGACAAAGGGTCGGGTGGAAAAAAGTTGTATAACTTTAATAGCGAAAATGGGACATATGATGATTTATTTTAATATAATAGGGTTTTTTTAACATGAGATTTGGGGTTTAACATCATCTTAACATCATTTTAACATCATTTTTGGTACTTAACTCATTGACAATCAACGCGGATACACGATTAACATCATTTTTTCCGTTTTTTAGGGTATATGTGTTTTTTTTTGGAAAAGTATAGGGTATAGAAAAGAAGAAAAGATGAAAATATGGTGTTATGATGTTAAATTAGATTTTGGGGTTTTTTGGAGGTATTGGGGTTTTTTGGAGGGGTTGTTGTATTAACCAGAGGGAGGGTGAACCAGGGGGTTAACACCTTAACATGATATTATATTTCTCATTGATAAAAGGTCAATTCAGTTATAAGAAAAAAGGGTACTATGCAATGCAAGGTACTATATAATACACTTTAATATTTAAATATGCTTACTAAAGAAAATTTGTTGTCAGTTATTTGTTTTGTAAGTGGTTTACCAGAGGATGCGATTAGAGGGCAAAATAGGGCGCGTGGCTTGGTTTTGTGTCGCCATGCTTACTATTTCCTTGCCAGGGAAAAAATGGGTCTTAAATTGGCTGAAATAGGGGAAGTTTTTGGTTCTGATCATACTACGGTCATTCATGGGATTAAAAAAGTAAAAGATATGATTTCAATAAATGATGAAATAACTTTAAATTTTATAAATAAAATAAATTATTGCATAAAAGAAAAATATTTAATCCCTACAATCCTAATGGTTAGCATACCAACCGAATTGGATGCCAACCAGGTTATTGATAGAATCAAAGAAATGGGATGTAGTACAGATATTATGAAAAAAAACTTTGATGCTTAACATACATAGCTATGCAGTATAACGTAAAGTTTACGTTTTGCTTCTTATCGTAGTTAAGATAAGAGATTTGTAATGCAGAATAGTTTTGGTTGATCCAATCATAAAGTTTTTCGTAATGTTCCATAATTTATTTTTTTAGTTGGGGTTTTTTGTGGCGCGTAAATTTTTGTCGGGTTTTTTGACGGGCGGGAATTTTTGGGGGTTTTTGGGATTTTTGGGATTTTTGGCGGTTAGGGATTTTTGGGGTTTTTGGTGGGTGGGGGTTTTTGGGCCTTAAGCCTTATGGGCTGCATAGCATAGCCTTAAGCCTTATGGGCTGCATAGCATAGCCTTAAGCCTTATGGGCTGCATAGCATAGCCTTAAGCCTTATGGGCTGCATAGCATAGCCTTAA